CAGCAGCTTGAAGGAAGACGAGCGAGGGCTGTTTGGCGCCGGTGAACTCTGGCTGCAGGACGCACCGTATGCGCGTATCGCCTACCGGGGCATGCAGACCCGCTCGATCACTGGCTTGTCGATCGGCTACTACGTCCGCGAGTCGAGCTTCGACGAGAAGACCCGGATTCGAACGCTGACCAAGCTGGACCTGATCGAGATTTCCATCGTCACTGTGTCGGCCAACGACGAAGCGCGAACCGACACCATCAAGTCGAAGCTGGCCCACGGCGGCCTTCCTTCGATGCCCGAATTTGAGTTGCTCCTGCGCGAGGCAGGCTTCTCGAAAACTCAGTCCGCGGTGATTGCCAACCGTGGCCTGCAGCACCTGCTCCGGAGCGAGTCCGAGGGCGACCTGGCAGCAATCGAAATCGTCGAGGCGTTGAAGTCGCGCCCGGCACTTTCTCTCCCATCGTTTTGAGGATTCATCATGCATAACGCCATGAGCAACCAGGCTCGCTCTGAACAACGCCAGTTCCAGCGCAAGGAGCACGCCGACGACAAGATCCAGCTGAAAGCGGTCAACGACCTGCTCGATGAGCGCGATCAGGAAATCAAGGCCTTCGCCAGTAAGGCGGCGGCTGAAATCAAAGAGCACGGCACCATCCTCGAGGAAACCAAGACCGTTCTCGACGGCCTGGTGAAGGATGGCCTGGGCCTGCAGGATCGCCTGCAGGAGATCGAGCAGAAGATGGCCCGCCGCTTCGCGGCAAACGACCCGGTCGACGTGAAATCGGTTGGTGAAGAGCTGTCCGAAACCGAAGAATTCAAGGCCCTGCAAACCCGTGGTCGTGGTATCGCGCGCATCGGTCGTAAGGCGGTTACCAACATCACCAGTGCCACCACCGGGACCGGCGGCGTGGGCGTTGCCATCCAGCCGACCCGCCTGCCAGGCATCATCACTGAGCCTGAGCGACAGTTCACTATTCGTGACCTGATCATGCCGGGCCGCACCTCGTCCAACGCCATCGAGTATGTGCGCGAGAGCGGCTTCCAGAACATGGCCGCCGCCCAGGCTGGCGAGGGCGCATTGAAGGCCCAGTCGGACCTGTCCTTCGAGCTGAAGACCACCCCGGTGCGTACCATCGCCCACTGGTTCAAGGCTTCCAAGCAGGTGTTGTCGGACATCCCGCTCCTGCAGAGCTACATCAACGGGCGCGCCATCTACGGCCTGAAGTACAAGGAAGAAGAGCAGATCCTGGCAGGCGACGGTACTGGTCAGAACCTGCTGGGCCTGATCCCGCAGGCGACCGCTTTCAACAACGCCCTGCGCAAAACCGGCGACACCAAGATCGACACCCTGCGCCGCGCCATTCTGCAGGTTCGCGTCGCGGAATACCGCGCCTCGGCCATCGCCCTGAACCCGGTCGATTGGGCCGACATCGAACTCACCAAGGACGCCAACGGCTCCTACATCTGGGTCAACGTGCAGGAAGGCGGCGTGCAGCGCCTGTGGAAACTGCCGGTGGTGGACAGCAACGCCGTACCGGAAGGCGAGTTCCTGGTCGGCGCGATGAACATTGCCGCCCAGGTGTTCGACCGCGAGGAAGCGGCTGTCGAGGTCTCCACCGAAGACGGCGACAACTTCCGCACCAACATGGTCACCATCCGCGCCGAGGAGCGTCTGGCGCTGGCGGTGTACCGCGAAGAGTCGTTCGTTCACGGCGAATTCGACGCCCCGTAACCATCACCGGAGCGCGCCTCGGCAACGGGGCGCGGCAGACCATGCCAGAAGTCAGCGTAAAAACCATCAAGGGTTTCAACAACGACGGCGTCTACGCGAAGCGCGGTTCGACCATTACGGTGGACGAGCAGCGCGCCCGTGACCTTTTGCGCAACGGCCTCATCGAGGAATACGACGTGAAGAAAGCCGAAGACCCAGACAACAAGAAGGCGCCGGAACCATCCAACAAGGGCGGCAAAGGTACGGCCACCAAACCCAAGGAGTGATCCATGTCCGTGATCGACATCGACCTGGCCATGCACCACTTGCTGGCCGAACCTGATGACCAGGTGCTGGTCCAGGCGCAGCTCGATGCGGCGGAAGAGGCGGCCATGCAGTTCCTCAATCGCCGGGTCTATGTGGATCAGGTAGCTCTCGACGAAGCGCGCGCCGGCGTCTCGGCTGACCTGCAGCAAGCCAAGGCGGAAAATGCCGAGGCGATCGCAGCGGCAGAGGAAGAGCAGGACCTTACCCTGCGTTGCCGCCTACTTGATCATGCCCGTCAGGCGCTGGCTGAGGCCTACGACCGGGCCGACGCCATCGCCTACGGCATGGTGCTGAACCCGTCCATTCAGGCGGCCTGTCTGCTCAAGCTGGGCCACCTGTTTGCCAACCGCGAGGATGTCGTCACTGGCACCATCGCGACCGAGCTGCCGATTGCTTCGCAGCACCTGCTGACGCCATATCGCATCCGGATGGGTGTGTGATGCAGGCCGGCAAGCTCCGGCACAGGATCGACATTGAGGAGTTCACCCAGGTCCGAGATCCTGATACCGGTGAATTTGCTGAGCCGGCGTGGGTGGCAAAGTGGCCGAAGTGCCCGGCCCGGGTTGAACCGCTGTCCGCCCGGGACCTGGTCGCAGCAAAAGCAGCCCAGTCCGAGGCCACCGCTCGCATGGTTATCCGGTACCGGCCGGGCGTCCTGCCCACCATGCGCATTATCTACCGGGGGCAGGTGTACAGCATCGAAGGCCCGCCGCTCGAAGATCCTAACTCCGGCCTAGAGTACCTCACACTGCTCGTCTCGAAGGGGGTGAAGGATGGCTGAAACGGTGGAGTTCAGTCTGCTGGGCCTGGACAGCCTGCTCGGCAAGCTCGAAAGCGTGAAGTACGAAACGAAGCGCAAAGGCGGTAGGTCTGCCCTGCGCCGCGCTGCCAACGTCATGGCTGAGAAAGCCCGGCACGGCGCTGAGCGGCTGGACAACACGGAAACAGGCCGAGCTATCTCAGACAATATCGCGGTCCGCTGGAATGGTCGGCTATTCAAGCGCAGCGGTAACCTCGGCTTCAGGGTGGGTGTGCTTCACGGCGCCGTGCTTGCTGACGGAGGGGACCTGAGCCCGAACGCGCCAACCCCGCACTGGCGGCTGTTGGAGTTCGGCACAGAAAAGATGGCCGCCGCCCCATTCATGCGACCAGCCCTTGCCGACAATATCAGCGAGATCACTGGCACCTTCATCAGTGAATACGAGAAGGCAATCGATCGAGCGATAAAGCGCGCAGCCAAGAAGGGGGAAACAGCCTGATGACTGCTCCAATCTTTGAAATCTGCTCCAAGGACGCGGGTGTTGGCGCCCTGCTTGGCACCGGAGTCTCAACTCGCCTGTATTCCTTCGGCGAGGCTCCGGCAGAGGTCACAAAGCCCTATGCGGTCTGGCAGGTGGTGTCGGGAAGCCCAGAAAACTACCTCGCAGGCCGCCCGGACGTTGATGGGTTCACTCTGCAGGTCGACGTGTACGCCACAACCGGCACTGTTGCCCGTCGCGTGCGTGACGCTTTGCGCGATGCCATTGAGCTGAGCGCCTACATCACCAGGTGGGGCATCGAAGGCCGAGACCCCACCACCAAAAACTACCGCGCCGGCTTCGATGCCGACTGGATCGTCCAGCGCTGAATTCAGCCACCCACACCAAGCCCGCCGAGTGCGGGTTTTCTGTTGCCCGACATTTGGAGAACGCCATGTCGATTCTGTCCCAAGGGACCCAGGTCTACGCCCTGGTGCCTACCACAGGTAACCCGTCTATCTTCGAAGTAATGGAGGTCGAGTGCGCTACCGCGTTCAGCCCTGGCGGCAACCCGGCCGACCAGATCGAAACCACTTGTCTAAGCGAGACGGTGCGCAGCTACATGCGTGGCCTGCGCACGCCTGGTCAGGCGACCCTGAGCCTCAACGCCGACCCGCGCAACGCCTCACATGTGCGGCTGCATCAGCTTTCCGAAGACGACTCGATCGAAAGCATCCGTTGGGTGGTCGGCTGGTCGGACGGCAAGGGCATCGCTCCGACTGTGGGAACCTCCGGCGCTCTGGCTGCTATCAGCCTGACCGATGGCGGCAGCGGCTACACCAGCGCCCCGGCCGTGGCGATCACTGGCGGCGGCGGTACCGGTGCGACTGCAACCGCGATCGTTTCGGGCGGGGAGGTGACTGGCTTCAACATCACCAACCCAGGCTCCGGTTACACCTCGACACCGACCATCGCGCTGACTGGCGGCGGTGGCAGTGACGCAGCAGCCTCGGCGGTTCTTGGCGACGGTGACGATTTCGTTCTGCCGCCGACTCGTACCTGGTTCCTGTTTGACGGCTACGTGTCTGACTTCCCATTCGACTTTGCCGCCAACGCCGTTGTCACCACCGCGGCAACCATCCAGCGCTCGGGCGGTTCCGCCTGGATTCGCAAGACCGCATAAGGGTAGGCCATGAAACTCAGCATTCAAAACCTCAAGGAAGTGGGCGCCTTCACCGGCGCCCCTGTCGAGAAGACCATCACCTGGAAGCAGGGCGACAAGGAATTCACAGCCACTGTGTACGTGCGCCTGCTGGGCTACCAGTCGGCAGTGAGCGACCTCATTGCCGTAGCGGGCAAGCATGACGGCGTGGCTGGTCGCATCGCCTCCTGCATCTGCGACGAGGCAGGTCAACCCATCTTCAAGATCGGCGATATCACAGGCGAGGCTGATCCCGAACGCGGGGCTCTGGACGGGAATCTGACCGTAGCGTTGCTCTCGGCGATTGGCGAGGTCAACAATCCGGGAAAGACACAGAGCTCACCGAATTCGACGAGCTCGAGCACGAACTCGCCATCACCCTCGGATGCACCATCGCCGAATCCCGAGAGCGAGTGAGCCTGCCTGAGTTCAGGCGGTGGGCGGCGTATCGAAACAAGCGTGGCTCTCTCAACTGGGGCATGCGCCTCGAGCGCGGCTTTGCGCTACTGGCGACCCTCTACGCCAACACGCACTCGGACAAGGTCAAGTACAAGATTTACGACTTCATGCCGCACGAGTCGGAACCTGAGCTGACCTTGGAAGAGGCTATCGCTAGCTGGGGTTGATTCCTTCCAACAACATGAACAGGCTGGGGTAGCCAATGGCTTCAACTCTCGGAACGCTCACGCTTGACCTGATTGCCAGGATCGGCGGTTTTACTGGTCCCATGGACAAGGCTGAAGCGTCCGCGCGCAAGTCGGGCAAAGCGATTGCTGAGTCTGCTGACGTTGCTGCCCTAGCCTGGGAGGCGCTTGGGGAAGTGGTTGCCGGCGCGGTTGCGGGGCTTTCGGTCGGCGCGATTTTTACCGCGTTCATTGCAGAAACGCAGGCTGCGGAGAAGGAACAGGCCCAGCTAGCCGCCGTGCTTCGTTCGACGGGCGAAGCTGCGGGCTTCAACCGTGATCAGTTAAACGACATGGCAGATGCGATGGAGAAGGCCACAACCTTCTCCGGTGGGGATATCAATCAGGCGCAGACGGCGTTGCTGGCGTTCACCGGCGTTGTTGGTAACCAGTTCACCCGCGCCCTGCAGGCTGCTGCCGACATGGCTGCGCGTACTGGGATGACGGTCCAGCAGGCCGCCGAGACGATTGGTCGGGCGCTCGATGTGCCTTCCGATGGCCTGACTTCCTTGAGCAAGCAAGGCTTCAGGTTCACGGAAGACCAGAAAAAACTGGCAGAGGCATTCGAGTCTACCGGCGACGTTGCAAGCGCTCAGGGCATCATTCTGGACTCGCTCGAAGAGTCCTACAGCGGAGCTGCTGCCGCAGCACGTGACACCTTCGGCGGGGCCATTGATGGTCTGCGCAACACAGTTTCAGGTCTGCTGACCGGCGAAGGTAGCCTTGACACGGCCAAGAGTGCTATCGAGGCGCTGAACTCCGTACTTTCGTCTTCAGAGGCCAAGACAGCCATCAACCTGACGGCCCAAGCGGCATCTGCTCTGGCAGTGATTCTGGCCACGCGGCTGGCTGCGAGCGTCGTCGGCACGTCGCTGGCGTTTGCCGCCGGACAGGTTGAGGCGATTCGCTATCAGCTGGCACTCGCTCGCATGGCTGGCGTTGCACCTGGTGCGGCGGCCGGCATAGTGAGCGTTGGGGTGGCGGCTCGAGGTGCGTCTGCTGCTATGGCGCTGCTTGGCGGCCCAACAGGGGTTGTCCTCCTGGCAGCTAGTGCACTTGCCTACTTCGCACTTAGCGGTGATGACGCCGACGAAACAGCATCAACGCTGACGAACAAGGTTGATCTGCTCAATCAGTCGTTCGACGGCTTCACCAAGAATCAGGCAGCTGCCGCGCTGCAGGAGATCAACAAAGATCTGCTGGATGCGCAGCTGCGCGCAATCGATGCAGAAAGCGCCGTCAATCAGTATCAGCGACTACTGCGCGAACACCCGACCGATGCCCGGCAGCGGGAGTGGAACGAGTCTCTAATTGCTGCCCAGGGAGAGCTCGACACTGCCCGCCAGAAAGTCGAGGCCTTCGGCGAGCAGATCAATGTTCTCAACGGGATCCTGGCCGCTGGCCCGGTAGTGGAGCAGTCCAAGGCCTACCGTGACTTGGCCAAGACGCTCGATGAGCAAATTCTGCTTTCTGGCAAGAAGACCAACGCTGACAAACTGTCTGCCCGGATCGGCGCCGGCTTGATCACCGGGCTCAAAGAAGGAGAGGGCGAGCTGCTTATCGCCAAGGCGAAGACTTTGGATGCAAGCGAAGCCGCCGCCGACGCAGACAAGAAGCGCGGTGAGGAGGCAAAGCGGGCTGCCACAGCAGCGGCCAACGCAGAATCAGCCACTAGGAAGCGCGGCGAAGACGCCATTACCGACTACCAGCGGCAAATTGCACTCATCAATACCAGTGCTGATGCGCGGCAGAAGGCCAGCGAAGTGGCCAAGCTTCAGTTCGAGATCGAGTCCGGGAAGTTGGTGGGCATTAATGCTCAGCAGCAAGAGCGGCTCAAAGGTCTGGCCGAAGAGCTTGATCGCCTGCAGAAGCTGAAACAGGCCAATGAGGATACCGCCAAAGCTCGGGCGTTTGGAGCCACTCTGGATGAAGGCAACCAGACTGCCAGAATGGGTTTCGACATTGAGTTGGCTGGCGCTGGCAGTGGTGACAAGCTGAAGGAGAGGCTGAAGGCCGATTTGGCCATACAGCAGGAATTCAGCAAGCAGCTGTCGGATCTCCAGAAGCAGTACAACGGCGGTGACATCAGCGAGGAGCTTTACAACCAGGAAACCGAGCTGCTGCGAGAGGCTCTAGCCCAGCGCATGGAAATCCAGCAGGACTACTATGCGCAGCAGGATGAGGCGCAAAGCAACTGGCTGGATGGCGTTTCCTCGGCCTGGGAGAACTACCGTGACACTGCCATGGACTACCAGCAACAGGCCGCAGATTTCACGACCAGTACGCTGGACACGCTGACCAGCTCGGTGGGCGATGGGATTGCCTCCATGATCCTTGAGTCCGAGAGCCTCGGAGATGCATTCGTGAACGCGGGAGCGACCATGGCCAAGAGCATTATCAACGCCCTGGCGCAGATGGCTGCGCAATGGCTTGTCTATCAGGCCGTTCAGTTGATAGCCGGGAAGACCACCCAGGCCAGTGCTGCTACTGCAATGATTGCGAATGCGCAGGCCACATCCTTCCAAGCACAGCTAGCCGCATTCGCCAGTACTGCGGCGATCCCCATTGTCGGCCCCCTTGCAGCACCTGGCGCCGCATTTGCTGCTGCGGCCGCTACCGCACCAATGGTGGCTGGCGTGGCATCAGCTGCATTGGCCGGCATGGCGCACGACGGTATCGACGCTGTTCCGGAGACCGGTACCTGGCTGCTTCAAAAAGGGGAACGGGTCACCACTGCGGAAACTAGCGCCAAGCTGGACAGCACTCTTAGCAGAATCCAGGCGAACCAATCGCAGCAAGGTCAGAGCGCTCCAGTCGTGAACCTCTACGAGGATGCTTCGCGCGCAGGTCAGTCGCGCCGGAACGACGACGGGAGCATCGACGTGTGGGTTTCGAATCTGCTCAGCGATGGCTCGGCCCACCAGGCTATGCAGGCTAAATATGGACTTCAGGCGGTCGGTTCATGAATCAATATCCCAAGGGTTTACCCTGCGCGCTGCGTGATGGGTACGGCTTCGAGCCCGTGAACAACATCCTGCGCACCGAAATGGAAAGTGGTCGGGCTAGGCAGCGGATCATGTTCGACTCCGTCCCAACGCTGGTTCCGCTGTCGTGGATCTGTAGCGAGCGTCAGGCGCTGCTGTTCGAAGCCTGGGCAGCTCAGGTCGCAAGGGCAGGGTGGTTTCTCATCCCTCTGAAAATTCCTGGCGGCATGAGGGATGTGGAGGTTCGGTTTACCAAAACCCCTTCAGGTCCCGAGCTGGTTGGCGTGAGCAGCTGGCGCTTCAGCGCGCAGTGCGAGGTGCGCGAGCGGCCGCTGCTTGAGCCCGGCTGGGCTGAGCTCATGCCGGAGTGGGTACTGATGATGAACATCGTGGATCTGGCTGTTAACCGGGAGTGGCCAAAGGCATGACCGATACCGCCATTCTTGAGCAGATCTACCGGGAAGCGGTGGCTTCTGGAGGCAAGGAGGTCTTTGTTCGGACGCTGGAAATCACCTGCCCGGCATGGGATGCGTCCGTGCTCATCTGTAATGGGTTCGAGGATCGAATCTGCGGCACTGAGGACGGGCGCTCGCTCACCTTCATCGCCGCCAATATCGGAATTGCGCTGCCGCAAAAGAACAACAAGGGCAACCAGGCCTTGGCCTTTGCCGTGGACAACACCACGGGTGAGGTCATGCAGAAGGCCGACCAGGCATTGGATGCCAGCACCCGGGTGACCGCGACGTATCGCGTTTACCTGGCCAGCGACCTGTCCGCGCCGTGCGAGCGACCCTATCGCATGTCGGTGGATAGCGATTCCTTCGAGCAGAACCAGGCCACGCTCCAGTGCGGCTTCTTCGACCTGATCGGCACCGCCTGGCCCCGTGACCTCTACACCACACGGTTCGTTCCGGGTCTGAAATACATCTGAGGCATCCTCTATGGAATGGATCAACAAGTACCTGTCCTGCAGGTATGAGGACGGCGCTCGCGGCCCGGATGCGTGGGACTGTTGGGGGTTAGTTCGAGATGCTCGCCATTTCCACATGGGAAAGCGCTTGCTGCCGAGCTGGGGCCATGTGCGCAACACCGATCCCAAGGAGTTCACCCGCGCTTACCGCGCCGAGGCCGAGCACATGGAGCCGTGCAGGCCCGAGCCTGGGGCGATCGCCGCAGTAATGCGTGGACACATCTGTGTGCATGTGGCTCTGGTTGTCGAATCAGCCGGCCGACTGAAGATCCTCGAAATAAACCCCGCCCGGGGCGCCCGCTGCCTGCCGCTATCCCAGTGGCAGCGCGACCACAACACCGTCATCTACTACCGAGACCGGGAATGATCGAAATCTACCCCAATAAGCTCGCTGCCGGGCCTGCCGAGGTGCGCGAGGTCGGAAGCCGCCAGAGTCTTCTGGCCTGGTTCCGCGCCGATGGTCTGCCGGAAGAGGTCGAGCCGGCGGCGCTGCCGATGAGCGTGTTCGTTAATGGCGATCGCGCCTTGCCGACTCAGTGGGCGACGATCGAGTTCGGGCCGGAGGACAGCGTCCAGATCTACCGCGAACCCAAAGGCACGGACCCGTTCTCGATCACCCTGGCCCTGGTGTTCGGCGCCAAGGCAGTGCTGAGCGCGCTGATGCCGAAGATGCCTTCGCTCAACAGCGGCGGCAACACGAAGCGTGGCAACGACCTCGGCTTGGCCACAGTCAAGGGCAACCAGGTGAAGCTGAACGCGGTGATTCGCGAGATCGCCGGCCGGCAGCGGCCATATCCGGACTATGCCCTCCCGCCGAACCGATATTTCGACGACCCGCGCTCCCAGTGGATCGAGATGCTGCTGGTGGTAGGAAAGGGCAGCTACGACATTCCCGTCAGCAGCATCCTGATCGGCGAAACCCCAGTGATCTCGCTGGGCGCAGACGCAGAGTTCACGCTATACGAGCCTGGTGCCAACCTGTCCGCCGAGACGGCTGCAAAGTGGTGGCATTCGGCGCCGGAGGTGGGCGCCACGTCGACCGGCACCGCCGGCATCGAGCTGAAGGCCACCTACGCCGTAACCCCCGTGCCTGACGCCCAGTCGTACCAGTTCGCAGGCAAGACCATCACGGTGCCGACCGGTGCCGGCCAGATTCCGGACGGCTGGGCCGCCGGCATGATCGTGCGCATCGAGGTCGGCTACCCCTTGGACGTCATTGACGGCGGGGCCGGGCGCGACATCATTCGCGGAAACCTCGATCAGTTCGCCCTGTACGTGGGCATGCCGATCGAGATCGTTGGCGCGAACGCGGGCAACTATACCGTCGCCACCTATACGCCTGGTGTCGGCTCCGCACCGGATGAGATGACTCTGGACTGGGCCGCTGGCGGTGCTGCCACCGGCCTGGCAGTTGGAACTGGTCTAGTCATGGGTATCGGCTTCCGTGGACTGCGATACCGCATCACGGCAGCCAGCACGGCCGCGATATCGGTGGAGCGGATGAACGCCGACGGCGACAACGACACCACATGGCCAGGTTTTGACGCGCTGACTACCTCGGCCGCCGTGCTGACGCTGGATGGATCCACGCAGGAGGGCGACTGGTCCGGCCCGTTCCCTGCCTGCCCGGCCGGAACCACCACCTCGCGCATCGCCTGGGACATCTTCTTCCCGCAAGGCCTGGTGCATGTGGGCGGGAAGGGCGACCTGAACAATTTGTCGGTGACCGTCGAGATGCAGTATCGCGACATCACCCTGGCCGGCGCCTGGACTTCGTTCAAGAAGACCTACACCCAGAAGACCCTGGATCAGCTGGGGTTCACCGAGTTCATGGACATCCCTGGCAACATCCGGCCCGAGGTTCGGATGCGGCGCATCGGTGCGAAGTCGACCAGCACCCAGGACGCCAACACCGTCCAGTGGTACGGCCTGCGCGCCAACCTGCCGGCGCCGACCAGCTATGCCGGCGTCACTCTGCTGGCCCTGCGGGTCAAGGGCGGAAACCGAATTGCCTCCCAGTCGGAGAGCCAGGTATCGGTGATCGCCACGCGCAAGCTGCGCACCCGGCGCGACGGGGCATGGACCGCGCCGGAGGCTACTCGCGATATCGCCGCCTGGATGGGCTACATGATGGAGAGCGTCGGCTACTCGGTTGAAGATGGGGATTCCGACATCGACCTCGACGAACTGGACCGGCTTCAGGCCATCTGGACCGCCAGGGGCGACTATTACGACCGCACCATTGACTCGGCCAGCACCCTCAAGGCCTGCATGATCGAGGCGCTACAGGCTGGCTTCGCCGAACTGACGATCGATCGCGGCCTTATCCGCCCAGTGCGCGATGAGCCGCGCGGCCCGGAGTTCGACCACATCTACAACCCGCAGGTTATGACCAAGCCTCTCAAGCGAGAGGCCGAGCACGTGACCGAGGATGACTTCGACGGCGTTGATGTCGAGTACACCGACGGCACGACCTGGCAGGTGGAGACGGTTGAGTGCAGGTTGCCGGGAGACCTTGGCCTGAGAACAGAGAAGGTCAAGATCGAGGGCATAAGTGACGAGACCAGGGCCTGGCGATACGGGATGCGCCGGAGGCGTATGCAGGTCTACCAGCGCAAGCGCTACAGCTTCTCCACGGAGCTGGACGCGCTGAACAGCGGGTACCTCGACTATGCGCTGCTGGGCGACACGACGCCTGGTTATGGCCAGAGCGCGATGCTGACGGGATACGCCCAGCTGGGCAGCGTGCACATGCTGGTGTCGACGGAGCCGTTCAACTGGTCAGCCGGCGGCGAGCATTGGATTGCCCTAAGACGACCTGACGGCAGCGCCTCCGGCCCCTACGTCGCCACACGAATCGATGACTACCGCCTAACCATCCCCAGCCTGGACTTCGTTCCGGTGCTGGACAGCGCCATGGATGCGCCCGTGCTCCAGTTCGGGCCCAAGGCCAAGTTCTGCTACCCGGCGCTGATCAAGGAGGTCAACCCGAGCGGCACCGTCAGCTGCAACGTCACCGCAGTGAACTACGACGAACGCGTCTACCTGGACGACGACAACTTCCCGGATTGACCGGACCCATAAACGAGCATGCCCGCCTAGCGCGGGCTTTTTCATGCCCGGAGAAAATATGCGCTACAACACTGGCAACCCGGTTGGAACCGATGGTTCGAGCGATCCGCGCGACCTGTACGATAACGCTGGCGTCATTGATGTTTGGGCATCTGACCGCGAGCGCAGGTCAGCCCCTGATCGTCTTGGCGTTGAGCGGAAAACACTGTGGGGCATGGAGCAGGATGTCGCCGAGTTTTTGGCTAATCAAGGCTTCGAGCCTGTCACTCTGGTATATGTTGACGGAAGCGAACTCACCGTTGATCGACCTACCCAGCTTATTGAACGAGGGGATAACCTCTACAGCATAAAGCTGCCGGCGTCGTTCCCGGTTACCCTCTCAGGAACTTGGGCTTCCGACCAAGACCTCCTAGTTGCACAGGTGGATCGATCTCTTCGAAGCGATCTCGCTGACTCAGAAGACCTCTCAAAAGGCGCCGCATCAGTTGGCCGTGCATTGGTTTCTATCAGGTCGATAAATCAGTTGCTGATTTCGCCACAGCAAAGCCACTTGCTCTATGTCACGTCTTCCTATCGCGACGGGATGCGCAAAGGGGGGGCAAGCTACCAGTGGAGTGCATCCACTCCGAAAAGCAGTCACAACGGCATTGACGTGGTATCTCCAACAGTGCCCCTTGCTGATGACTACTCCAATCTGCTTGATTTCCTGAGTGGCACTGGTGAAACCCAGCCGGCTGGGAGCGGATGCTTCTTGCTTGTGTACCCTTCTGAGGTCACAGCCTTCCAGGCGGGTCTGGTTGGTGATGGAGTCACGGACGAATCCTCCTTAGCTCAGAGGTTCGTGGACAGCAGGAAAGGGAAGATCTGTGTGTTCCCAGGTCGCCACCTAGTGGCTGGACTGGTCCTTGATGGGAGCTCTTACGACAACACAACGATCAATGTACCTGAATCCGGGGAACTGGTGGTTGGGCCAAGGCCAACTACATCGAGCGCAAATTTCCTCTCGTCTTGGGTTGGGCTCGGCATCCGAGATTGCAGCGGGGTCACGCTCAACTACCGCGGCCATGGCAACCGCTCCAACCAGCCTGATCAAGAGCACGTCTTCAACGTGAGGCTGGCCGGTGTAACCAACTTCAAATGTCCTTTCTTTAAGGCCAGAGAAATTCGAGGGGATGGGATATACATCGGTCAGCGAGACCATGCAGAAGATTCTCCAACCTCAAGCGATCTGCGCTTCGGATACTTCGAGTGCGAGAGCACGTCTGACGACGGTCGGAACGCTATGTCGATCATTGCGGGGGCGCACATCGAAATCGATGTATTCCGCAGTGTAAAAGTGGGCGCTCTGGTTGGCGGGATTCGGCAGCCCGGGGGGTTCGATATTGAACCTAACTCCGACTTCCAGACCGTAAGCGACGTTCAAATCGGGCAGGCCTATGTCAGAACAGCAGGCAACTTCGGCTTGCAGGTAACTGGCAGGTTGCGCTCGACGGTGGGCGGTAACGTTGATGGTGTAACCATTGACTCCTACGACGTGGAGAGCACTCTGGACGCCGACTCGGTGAACCTGGTTTCGTTCAGCCACTGCAAAAAAATACGTGCAACTGGCAGTGCCAAAGTCCCTACAAACACGACTTACGCGAACGTGGCCACGCTGAGCGTGGACAACATCCAGAACGCGGACATTCATCACAACGGAATCGGTGGGACCTATGGCGCCAGGGTAGCCACCACCGCCCGGGCGGTTGACCTTGATCTGACCCTGCATGCCTCGGGTTATCGGATCGCGGGATGCCAGACCGTGTACGTCACACGAAGCAATATCCGAATCTCTGGTCGTAATGGCGCCGCAGGTTCGTATGGTCTGCATACGCGCAAGCTGACCCGATCAGGCATTAACCAGGACGACGTGGAGTACACGGTTGATTGCCCGGCTACCGGTGGCGGCGGGACATACGGTGTTTACAACGAGCCGGCTGACGCAATGACATTCAGTAATTGCCGCCTTCTGGCCGGCAACCTGCGTGGCTATCCTGACTTTGACCATCGAGTGCTCGGTTGTGGCGCGGGATTCAACCGGAACAATGTTCCAGAGGTGAACTATGCATCGTCGATACCAACCAATGGAACTTGGGCCCAGGGCGACATTGTGTGGAGGACAACCCCGCAGCTCATTACGGCGTCGAATATGACGCTGCTGGGTTGGTCTCGATTGACGACTGGAAGCGCCAACGTGTCTGGAACAGACTGGGCGAACATGTATGTGAGCCATGTCCAGCCTGCAACCTGATAGGCGAGAAGCCCCTGCCGAGTATATTTCTCGACAGGGGCCGGGTTAGATGGCCTTTACTTCTGAAGCGAATTTTGAGCCAACGAACCTTGCCCCTTCTTTTGTCAGATGAGCATTATCGAAGAAGACTGGGCGGTTATCTTCGGTAAGGACGACGCAGCTATCATCTTTCGGGCATGTGATTTTCATCATGTCTACGAACTCAATCCCAGGAAGTTTCGATAAAACCTCGCTCGTTAATGCTACGTCTGGGTTGTGAAACCTCGCAGCATAATGATTTATTCCGGTAGTTCGCCCAAGTGATGACGCTATATCAATGCTACTCTTTGTTAGATCCTTCCTTCCGACAACGTAAACCTTGGCGCTAGTTTTGGATGAAATTGTTTCAATTGCTTTTTCGTTGTATTCTGATGCGAATGGACGCCAAAGCATAGCGATGAATATACGGTCTGCGGATCGCAAAAGATCTTCGTCGGTAGCTCTTGCTATTTTGTTTATGCAGGGCGTAACTAATTCAGGTCGCTTAATTGTAAGTGGATTTATTCGATTAAAGAATTCATCCGATTCAATAGGGTTAATAGAAGGGGTTGCGCAATCTGTTACGATTATCCTTGTGACAATGTCCATGGATTTGGATTGTCCAGACTCGACTAGCATGTTTGCTACATCTGCAGCTTGAGAGTCTCCGATAATGAGTATTCTCTCTCGCTCACCTTTAGGGTCGAAACCAACTCTTTCGTTAAGAGAGTTGTGAATAGTCCACGTGTACTTATCAAGTAGCGGCTTTTTTTTTTTTGTGGTGTTTGCCCGGGCTCCCGCGGGCCCCCCGCCCCTCCCAGCCGTTCTGCCCCCAGCTGCTTGACGCTATGACGATGATGGCGGTTGAGCAGCCAAGGGACGCGAGCGCGAAGCTGTTACCGCTCAGGCCTTTAGTGGTCTGCGCCCTCATTGGCCGCTCTATCAGGTAGAACAGGGCGATTGCGGTTGCGAAGGTTGAGAGCATCAAAATTATCGTCTCGCCTGCTGAAAGATCCTGCATCAGGATGTAGCTTGCGAAGACGAACAGAGGCCAGTGCACAAGGTACAGCGAGTAGCTGATTTCGCCGATTTTCGTAGCTGGCCAGCTACGGAAAACGGAGGCAGTCGCCGAAGAATCTCCACCAAGGATCATTAGCGCAGCACCAAGCACAGGAGCCAATGCGGCGAGACCTGGGAACAACGTCTTGTCACTGTCGTACAAGAATATCGGTGCGATTACCAGGGCAAGCCCTGCCAGGTACAACGCTTCCTTCGCCACCCTGTGAATCGATCTGTTTTCCAGAAATACTACAAGGGCGCCAAACAGAAATTCGTGGATCCGGAACGGCGTCAAGAAGAACGCACCGATGGCGTCCGTCCTTAGAAATAGATAGGCTGAAACCGAACCAATCAGTACCAATAAAATAGTTGGTGCTAGAAGTTTTCTTGTCACTTGAGTGATAGCCAATATTGCCATTGGCCAGATGATGTAGAACTGAATTTCAACGCTGAGCGACCAAGTATGTAGCAATGGCTTGACTATTGAAGCAGAATCGAAATACCCGCTTTCCAGCCAGAAGAATATGTTCGAAATTCCAGTCAGCGCGTAAACGGTAGACCCTGACATCTGCTTGAAATCGTTTGGCGAGAACAAGAATGCAGACACCGCGTATGACGCCGCAATTGTTAGCAGTAGCGCCGGCACCAGACGCCTAACTCGGCGCGTGAAAAATTCGCTCAGTTCGAATCGTCCCTTGCTCCTCTGGCTGAGTATCCCCTTGGTGATCAGATACCCGCTGATCACGAAGAACACGTCTACCCCAACGAAACCTCCACTGAAGAAGGGGATTTTGAAGTGGTAGAGGATGACTGCCATGACGGCAATCGCCCGCAGACCGTCAATATCTGGCCTGTACTTGAGGTGTGAGGCGTCCTTATGATCGGCTCCGGCAGGGTGTCCTACCCCCAATTTTATCGCTGATGTCACGGCGTACTTCTCCTGGTGTTTTCGTGCCAGCCATGGGCGGGCCTATGCTACCCGCCTGCGGCTCAGCTATGAAGGCAAAATGTCATGTTGTGTAAAGAGCTGTAGAAATTCATCAATCAAGCACGCACGGCGCGCGCTTTCTTGCTTGGAGACAGTCCAGCAATGTCCAGCGAACAACATCTTATGAAAGTCCGCATTGACGGTGAGGTCGTCGACCGAGAGGTCGCCCACGCGACCCGCGCTATCCAGGCTGGAGGATTGGTACTCGAGTACAACGAGCCGCTGCTGGCTCACGACGAGGTCGTATTCCGCCCGGACGACGACCCCACGCCGATCATCGTCAAGCGCACCATTCCCGCCTGAATCCCAAAGAACACCCATACCGCCGCCTGGCGGTATTTTTTTGCCTGGAGAAAACCCATGACCCAATCGCAGCCCCGCGGCGTGCGCAACCGCAACCCCGGCAACATCGACTTCAACCCGCGTAACGCCTGGCAGGGCCAGCTCGGCCTGGAGGAGGGCGTGGCCAAGCCACGCTTTGCCCGCTTCGACGAAGACGAGAACGGCATCCGCGCCCTGGGCAAGCTGCTCCTGAACTACCGTGGCAAGGACGGCATGCCCGGGGTTGGCAAGCCGGGCATCGACACCCCCATCGAATTCATCAGCCGCTGGGCGCCGTCGACCGAGAACAACACCACAGCCTACGCCCAGGCCATCGCCAAGCGTCTCGGTGTCGGCGTGCGCGACTCGATCGACATCAGCAACCCCCGCGTGCTGCGCGAGACCATCGTGGGCATCATCGTGCACGAGAACGGCGGTAACCCGTATCCGCCGGCGATCATCGACGAAGGGGTGCGGAGGGCGCTGGCATGAAGTCCTGGGCTATCAGGGTGAGCCTGCTGCTGGCGCTGCTGTCTTCGTACTGGGGCGTCTACCAGCACGGCCGCTCGGTGGAGCGCGCCACGGCCGCAGAGGCATCGGCAAAACGAGACAGCGGCGACCGGCTGGCCGAGTGGTTCGGGGAGCGCGGCCCCCGCCAAGAAGAACAACGACGCGCCCAGGCGCAGGAGGAGGCGAGAGCCCATGCTCAGGAAGAACGACCTATTGCTGATGCTGGCGCTGCCGGCGCCGGTGCTGCTGGCCAGCGGCTGCGCAACGAAGCCGGCCAGTTCGCCGCCACCGTCAGTTGCCCCGGCACGGATACCGCTGCTGTCGCCCGAGGCCAGGCAGCCACCCGCGCCGCCATGGTGCTCTCCGACCTGCTCGCACGGGCTGATGAACGAGCGGGAGACCTGGCGAAAGCTTATGACCAAGCCCGAATAGCAGGTGATCTATGCGAGGCGTCCTATAATGCGCTGATCAAGTGATCGGAGGAGGGAAGTGGACAAGCGCACCTTCATAGGGATGGTTGAGGCCGGTGA